TAGCTAGCAACACGCTCATTTAGAGCACCTTTGATAGTTTCGACTTCTTCGAGAAGTTTTGCATCGTATTCGGTTTGTAGTACTTCTTTAATCTGTACCACTTTACCTTTAACTGCTGCTTCAAGGATTGTTTTTGCTTTTTCCTTGAACTCCTCAGAAAGATCTTCACCCTCTACAAGAGCAGCAACATCTTCATCGATGGTGATCTCTGTGTACTCAGGTGCTTCGGCAACTACTTCATCTTCAGTAGTTTCCTGTACAACTTCGTCAGTAGCAATCTCATCTTCTGCGATTACTTCTTCTTCAGTTGCTTCAACCTCTTCAGGAACTTTCACAGGAGTAGCACTTGTTGTTGCTCCTTCTGCTTTAGCGGCGTTTTTGTTTACAACGTCCCTTACTTGCTTAAGTGTTCCACCTGGCTCCTTTAATTTTGCAGAGTCATTAGTAGGACTAGCATTTTCTGGAGTAGGACCACCTAGATCTTCCACTTGTGGTGAAATACCTGGGGTAGAAACGTTAGAAGCATTGCTTCCCGCTTTAGGAAGAGCTTCGTCTCCAGGAGCTGCATTTGCGTTTACTGCAGTCTTGGATTGCTTAACGTCTTCTTCCATTGCTTGTAATTTTGTGCCACTAGACATTTGTAGTAATCTCCGAGTTCCTGTTAAAAGTTAAAATCTATATTTATTTATAAAGTTTTTGTTTACAATGAGTTAATAAACTCATTAAACAAGTTTAATTTTTGCTCTTCCAAGCGTTTTTGTGATACAAGTGTATCAACTCTGTTTTTGATCTCCTCTGCCTTCCTTTCACGAAGAACAGTACCTTCCCATACCCATTCCTTACCTTCCATGATACCTTCAACAAAAGCATCAGGTGCAGAAGGATCAGCAACGATATCAGCAGCAGTTGCTAACATGAAGTCATCACTAACAACATTGAATCCTTCTTTGGTTGGTTTCAATGAACCAATACCACGAGAGGACACGCCAAGTTTTACACCTTCACTTAAAAGTGATGATGCAATCTTACCCATTGGTGTAGACTCAAGAATTTTTGCCTTACCAATAAAGTTAGAACCAGATTCCTTTAAAGACATAATCTTATGGGAAACTCTGTCGAGATTCACCGTTGGACTATCAGGATGACCCAATTCTCCAACTGCTCTTCCCTGAGAAACTTGTTCTTTAATGTATCTGCCCACTTCTTTTTGAAGTGTTTCCATTGGATACATACGACCATTACGGTTCTTTATGTTTCCTTGAAGGAAAACTCCCTCAATATACAAAGACTTCTTACCGTTTCTTGATTCAGTAAGAATTTTAATGTCTTCGATTTCTTCTCTAATGAGTTTCATCGGGAATCAACCTCCAGTAATTTGAACTTGTTGAGCATAAACCTGACCTTCCGCACCACCACTATATGCACTCATCTTAAATGCACTTCTTGCTATCAAGGTATTGCCTGTTGCCAATGCTGTTTTTATTCCAGCAGTTTGACCGTTTTGAGTTTTAAGATCACCAGTAACAGTTATCTTATCATTAAATCCATTTCCAGAAATTCCAGTATTAACTCGATGAACCTGAACACTTGATACATAAAGATTGGTCAAGTTCCAATAAGTTTGAGCATCAGTTGAATTTGGTCCTGTATTAACAGATAATCCTATTAAACTACCTGCCTTTAACTGGTTACCATAACCCTCTGGAACAGTAAGAGTTGTTATTCCAGTAACACCGTCACCTGCTGATGGAATAGTAGCTGCACTGATAGTTTGAGAAATAGGTTGACCTATTGTTATTATTTCTGGTTGCTGATTAGTAATAACAGTATCAGTGACAACAGCCGTTGGTAATGTACCAATAGCGACATGTGCTGTTCCAACTCCTGTAAGTACTCTAAGATATGGTGTCTTTTGAGCAATACATGGTGAAAGAGTAGCAGTGGATGCTGCGTTTATATTAAAACCAGTTCCTACTCCGATAAATGCCATTATAGATAAAAGTTCATTGTCTTATTTATTTATAATTACTCTTCGGCGGGTGATTCTGCATCCATTTCAGCAGCAACTTCACCACTGATATGTGCAGCAGCATCTTCTACCGCAGCAGCAGCTTCATCATTTCCGAAAGTATTAGATGCTACGTCAGGACGAAAATTATCTACTCTATCTGCTGATTTCGCAAAAAGCATATCTTTAATCTTATCACTAATAGTCGCAGGGGACTCATCAGCAATAATCATATCCATTAATTCTGACTGCACATCTTGTGCAATTTCAGATGAATTCAATTCAGTTTCAGTATCAGGCATTGTAATTTGTAAGTAATCGTTAATATTTAGGTATCACTACCACTAGGGGTAGTATCATCGCTTATTTCTTCCACTTCATGATGTGTGAAGTTGTAATCAGAGATCATAGAAAATAATTTTCTTCTGTACCAATTAAGGAATTCAATCTCCTCTGGTGGTCTATCTCCATTCCATTTTTCCCATATATTTGAATAATGAGTAAGGGAACTATAAATCATTCTTACTTCTCTTATATTCATCCGTTGTTCAGCCCACCATTCTAAATCATCTTCTTCTCTACAAAAGTCGTAATCATCTTTTTTTCCTCCAACGGACACTAGATCTCCCCACCACGAGGTTTAACTATATCTGCTTCTTGTTCTATTGCATCTGCATTTACATCTGCACTACGTAAATTGACATCAGGTTCCATTACTGGTTGACCTAAATCCATACCTGCTGGCATTGGTTGTCCAGTATTAGGATCAATCATCATTTCATCAGGATCAGGAATAGTACCATCCTTAATCTCTTTCTTCATAATCTTATCCTGTTCAAGAATTTCCTCATCAGTTTGACGAAGGATCTTACGTCTTAAATAATCTTGTGAAAAATACTTTCCAACATATGGTTCAGCAGATGCTACCATAGTTAGTCTTTCTGCCATTAATTCAGACTCTTTAAGTTCTGCAAAATGGTTATCATAGAGGAAGTCATACTGAATATGCTCACTCATAACATCCCAATCTTCTGGGGTGATTACATTCTTAAGAAGTAATTGAGTCTTAAGAATATCATTGAATAGATTAGCAAATCTCTTTCTTAATCTACCAACAAACTTACTAAATTTAACTTCATCTCTTAGTATTTCTGATGATCTACCTAAATTAAAACCACCATCTCCACCTATTCTAGTAACAGGTACATTCAAAGCTTTGAAAAGTTTCTCTTGGAAATACTTAATATCAGTAATTTCTCCTAAGTTTTGTCCCCCTGGAAGAGTAGTAATTTCTGTTCCTCTACCACCTTCTCTACGTGGTAGCCAAAAATCTTCTAACATTGACATATATTTCTTATCATCTCTAATCTCACCAGTGTCAGCATTATATACTAACTTGTTTCTATACCTCATCATTACATCTCTGAGGTATTGTTCTGCCTTAACTTTAGGAAGATTACCTACATCAATATAGAAAATTCTTCTTTCTGGAGCTCTTGATATTCTGTAAATCACTAATGAGTCTTCAATCATTCTTAGTTGATTTACTGATTTAATGGCTTTATGCAAGAACGATAGAGTCATATTTCTATTATGATCCATCAATCCAGAAGCAACAAAAGTTATTGCGTCATCAGCAATTTTTAATCCTTTTGCTTGAGTTGTTTTATACCCACTAGGGAAATACATATAATATTCTACAACATCACCATAGTCATATGATTTTGTCATTCCCCCATCTTGGGTGACCATAGCGGCCCCATCTTTATTCTTAACTATCTCTCTAACTTTCTTTATTTTTAATGCATCAATATATCTTAACTCTTTAATTCCTTCTTGTGGTTTCTTAAAATCAATTAATTTATGATAGAACATTCTACCATCAATATACCAGCGACGGAATATATCATGTGATTTTCTATCAAAATCTAATAAACGTAAAATAAATTTAAATTCTTCTCTTATCTGTTTCTTTATTTTATCACTAGCTTCTAAATTAGATAACTCAATATTGACTGGCGCAAAATCTAAATCACTAGCAACTGATTCATTAATTATATCATCTATAGCACTATCACATTCTGGGTGCAATGCAATTTCTCTATATTTCTTAATTAACTCAAAATCATTATTACTTTTAGGTATTCCGTCAATATCTACGTACTGACCAAAATAGGCACCAGCCGCTACTACGGAGGTGCCGTCATCATTATTAGGCGGGGCAGGAGAAATTAGTTTTGCTTTCTTCTTACGCTCCGCAATAGAAAACCCAAATAACTGAGTCATAGTATAAATTTACTCTTTAATCTTTACTATTTAGTTACTTTAGCTTGTGGTGTCTAGAGTTGGATTAGAAACCTCGTAATAGTTATATTGGAATTCGCAAGTGAATTCTTCAATCTGATCGTTAGATTCGTATGATAGATCTATAGCAGATAGCGCAGATGGCCATGCATCATAGAACTTATAAGAACGAACAACGTCCATTCCATCATTACCAGCAGCAGTTATATTAGGTGGAGTTTTATCTGGTTTTTTACCATCTCTACTTAATTGGAATACTTCCAAATCTACTGTGTATCCTTGACCACCATCACCGTAACCAAGTTGTGAAACGTTTTCTGTCAGTGCGTTAATACCTCTAGACCATGCTTCAAATGCTTTACGAATGGTAAACTCACCGTCATTTAAAACGGTAACTGACCAAGGTTCAAATGTCCTGTCTCCAGCAACTTTAAGCATCCTTCCTCTAAAAGGAACGTCTATGGATCCTATTGTTGATGCAGGTATTTGTGCGGTCTTTACAAGAAATTGAGCTTTTTCTGTAGCAGAATTAGCATCAATTGTTCCAAAATCTATTATACTAGCTAATTCATTTGGGAAGTTAAGGCGAACCATAAACAGATTCGGCCTTGCACCACCCTGTGTAAGTTTTGACTTAAACTCTGATATGCCTCTTGCCATTGTGTTATTCTCCGAAGTTGTAGTAAGCTAAAGGG